AGTATGTACACGCAGACCGACGACATATGGGTCTCGGGAGAACCCGACAGCAGGGCCGCGTTCAGGTCAAGCATGGCGGCGACGAACTGCACGGGGTCGTCGTACTGCATCCACCGCTTGTCCTCATAGGGGTCGAACGAACGCTTGGCATAGTGCTTGACCCAGTTGTCCATGGTCCACTTGATCCGGTCGTCCACCGAGATCTTGTCCATGCCTGCACTGTTCGCCAAGGAGATCATCAGCGAGAACAGGCCGGTCTTCCCCAAGGCCAGCGTCTCGCTGAACATCAGCAGCCCACGGCACAGGTCATCGCCTTGGGGGTGCAGGTACGACGGCAACGGGTACACACGGCCCCGGAAGTCGAGGTTATGGGGGAACCAGATGTCCTGATCACGGTACTTGTGGGCGATGGACAGCGTGCGGATGGTCGAGAATCTCCGTGAGTTGTCCTGATCACGGCGACGCCAGAACTCACGCCCGTGCTTCTCCCCCTTGGGGACGGCCTCGGAGGTCGCCGGAGGCAGCCCGGCCACCCCGCCACCGTTGGACCACAGCCGTTGCATGATGTCGAGCACGGCCCCGTTGATCCGCCATGGCGTGGACTGGATGTAGTTCAGGGCTTCCAGCGGAACCTGCATCGAGGGAATGTCATAGTCCACCTCGTGGTTCCCGAAGGCGTCCCTCACCAGCGGCTTCTGGATGAACAGGTATCCGCCCGTACCCTCGGTGGTCCAGTCCACCGGAGGCACCAGCATGGGCGGCAGCACCGGCTTCAGGATCTCAAGGTTCGAGTGCTGGCTGAGCAGCTCGTCGAGCACCTCGGGCTTGGGCTCGATGCGTACCTCACGCTGGGGACCATGGGTCTTGCAGTACCGCAGGTTGAACATCTTGGTGCTGTCCACCGCAATCCGAACAAGGGCACCGCCAAGCAGCAACTTGTCCGAGATGGTCCACTTGATCGGCTTCATCCCGGCCTTCTTGTAGATCTTCCTGATCTCAAGGTCCGACCAGTTCTTCTTGCGGATCTCGGTCTGCCCGAACCGTTCCTTGTTGTGAGCACGGATGGCGTCGTACATCAGTTCGGTGCGTACCCCACCGGCCACATCGATCTGGATCGAGGTGGACTTACGCTCGTCCCTCCAGTCGAGCATCTCGGCCAGCGTGATCAACGCCAACTTGTCCGACGAGATGACCATGAAGGGTGGCCACCATGTACCCGGACGACCACGACTCTTCATGGCCTTGAGGATGCGGCGCTTCTCGGCCTCGATGGCAGGCACCATGCGCTCCAGGGCCTTGCCGATGATCTTCCGCTCGGGCGTGTTGTGGACCGACCGTCGTTGCGATGCGATGTACCGATACCGGGCGACGCCCTGCTCGATACCGTCAAGTTCGTTGCTCTGTTCGATGGAGTACAGGTCACTGTTCATTATCGGACACCCCGTTTTGAACGACGCCAAACATCAATGGTCGGTACATAAGCGGTACTTGGGACGATTCTAAGATCGGATCTTAGATCTGCCAAGGTGCTGTATGTCAAGGCATTAGATCAGGTTGTAGATCAGATCTAAGATCAGGTACTAAGATGATGATATCAGATCATCTGATAAGAACTGATCTAAGTGCGCTACTAAGTAGAGGATTATATCAGGTGATTGAAGATCAGATGTAGGTCAGATCTTAGGCCTGATCCTAAGCCGGTACTTAGGGCTGATCTAAGTTCTACCTACATCAGCCCTAAGTACTGCTCTTAGTACTCTCTTGGTTTCTCCAAGAGTCAGCACTAAATACCCTCCAGCGCCTTGATGACGTCTATGACCTTGTCGTACATCGGATCGCTGGGCAGGACGGGATCGGATACACCGTGTTGGAACAGTGTATACTCACACCACTCGTCATTCGACTGGCTGACCACGCTCCACCAGGTACCGTCCGTGTATCGGACACGATATTTCATCGTCTTCATCTCACTCAAGATCTCCACCTCCATGTACTTATTGCCCATTGACGTTCCTCCACTGGATGTTGAACCGCCGGTCACGCTCGGCCAGCATCGCATCGGCGATGTCGGCCACCTCGACTACCGTCATGCGGTTGGGCTTGTCCCGTGTGGTGCCGGGATGGTAACTCATCCCCAGCACCGACGAGACATACACATCCCACGCCACCATCCGAAGATGATCCTGTTCACTCATTGGGACTCACCTCATTGATCCACTGCCTGAAGTGGCTGGTCTCTACGATCGCCTCGAACACCTCGTCGGGATTGTATTTGGTGCTGCACTGCTGGCACGACTCGACCAGCGGTGTCGGGTCGGTCACGTCACCATCCTCGGGCAGGATGGACAGCTCCTTGATCCACCATTCACCCACCTCACGGTCCTCGACATCGGGCGTGGCCGAGTCACCTGGGTACACCGTACGCCAGATCTCGACCACGGCCTCGATGTACACCATCCATCGCTTGCCGTCGAGCACGATGGTCTCGGCCTCCTCGGCGACGTAACGTCTCTCGAAGACTTCAGAGATCAGCACGGTTCCACTCCTTGGCCGCCATCATGGGCAGCACGAACGTGTCGGGGCTGGGGAATGCGACGTCGGCGAACACCGCCGACATGATGCTACGCTCGACCTCGGACCAGTCAGCGGGCAGGGGCAGGTCGAGCAGACGCACCTCGACATGGCCGGGGTTGTACGGTGCGGCGTTGTCGTGCATGGGCTTGTCGTCGGTCACGGTCATGACGAACCGGTGACCACGGTACTGGCCGTAGTAACGTCGGACGATGTCGTGCGGGCGGGTGTTCAGGATCAAGTCATTCATCGATCGTCTCCTTGAAGTTCAGGTCAAAGTGCTTGCGATAGAAGTCACGGGCTGCATCATACCCCTTGCAGAATTTCAGGTGAGCCACCTCGGCGATCAGCGTCTTGATGGCCGTCCTGTCGAACTCGGCCATCTCGATCTGGTTGACCAAACAGAACAGGTCACGCAGTCGGGTATCCGATGTCAGTCTTTCGGTCTGCTCGTTCATAGCTGCTCCTCGATGTAGTTGGCGATGGTCGTAAAGGGGAACTCGTGCTTGTCGTTCAGGTCGGATATGTACGCGATCTCGTCCGTGTCCGGGTACAGAAACACCACCGGATTGGATTGGGGCATGTCGGCCCATTCCATGACCGACAGCGGCGGCATCTGGGTCAGGCCGCACTCACCGTACTTTACAATGTCACCGAGACCACCGACACTGGTCGTGACCCCGGCCTCGACGGCCAGCTCACACAGGACGCCGAGAGCGCAGCAATCGCCGTGCTCGTTCTTGAGTACGGTATTGCCTTGCCTGTACTTGCCCGACCGCAGGGCGTCGATCCACAGTTGCTTGACTTCGGGATTCATCACTTGGTCTCCTTGAGGATGGTCTCACGGAACATGTTCAACGGCCACTTGTACTCGGTGTCGAGCAGCCCGAGGATTCGGATCTGCTCGTCGGTGCTGAGCTCACGGAAGTGGAATGACATGCGATCGAACGCACGGTACGCCAGTTCCAGCTTCTTGGTCTGTGTCTCGATGTCCATCAGTCGTTCTCCGCACGGGGTTCGGTGGGCAGGTCGTTGGTCCGGGCGAACTCACGGTCGGCACGGTCTACCATGTCGTCCTCAAGGTCGGAGATCAGGTAGTCCCAGCCGTACTCCGAAGCCACCTGCGATGGCGACGATACCACCTTGCGGAAGTCGCAGTTGGTCTCGGCCACCTCGATGCACAGCGTGACGCGGGCCTCGTCACGCTCCTTGCGGACGGTGGCGTTGTCCGCCTCGACCCCCTTGGCCCACGACCGGACACGCTCCAGTTCCTCGGCCAACTCGTCCACCTGCTTGAGCAGGTCTGCGTTGTACCTCTTCAGGGCGTGGAAGTTGAACCGCAGGTGCTGCCATTCCATGTCGTCCATGTGTCTGCTCCTGGCCTATCGGCCACTATGAAACTACCGGCACGGTGCCGGGAAACCCCGATGCCGCATGCCTGCGACACCGGGGCAGAAAGAAAGGGTATCGTCTCACCAGATCTGGTCAATCGACCCGTCGTCATGGCATCGCACGATGATGCTCGCGGGGTCGTGACCGACCGGTATGTCAAGTCCGTTGTCTTCGATGATGGTCGCCATCCACTGGGCGTGGCTCAGTCCCTGTGCATGGTTGTACAGCATGGCTTCATAAGCCAGCGTACCTAGGGAGACCACCCGTCCGTCGATTGATCCGTCCATGTGTCACCTCAGTGCTTGGGGTATACCACGACCTTGGCCGACGAGTCCCAGCACGTCCGGCATTCAAGGCACTTGCCGCCCTGCGTATATGCCGGGCACATGTTCGCTCCCTCGGAGCGACGACGCTCCGAGTACTCATCGGTCATTGCCACCTCGGAACTGCAATCGAACTCGGCTGGTGCTGGGGTGTCCATCAGTGCAGCCGACACCCGTACCGTCAGGTTCGGGGGGAACTGCCCGTGCTTCGCAACCCACCGACGCACGATACCTACCTCGCGGGTGGGCAGCCAGTGCTGCACCCTGGGCGTCAGCATGCACACCTGCACGATGTTCGTCAGGTGGTTACCGTCCTGCAGGTCACCCGAGTCATGCCACCGGAACCACATGTTGCCAGTGGCACGGATGGCCGAAGCCATCGCAGCCACCCAACGAGGATCGTACAACGCCTGATACCTACGCTCCATGGCAGCACGCACGCCGGGCCATGCGTAGTTACCCTTCATGGCGTAGCACTTGCTGCAGGTGCTGCCCTTCACCTTGCGCAGTGCGGTGCCCACCGTACATCGGCGGGCGTCGAGGGAGATGCCGAAGCACGGCATCTTGCCGGGCTTGGACAACCCGCCCACGATGTCCCAAGCATCCTTGGGATCCACCTTCAGGGTGGGGTCATGGACTGGGATACGGGTTTGCTCGACCTGTACCTGGGGGAGCGAGATTGTTGTCACTGTACCCTTCCTTTCCATGGGGTTATCCCACATGTTCACGAACGAACCTGGTCACCTCGACCATGTCCGCATCAGACACTTTGTCACCGTCGGGGGTGACGCCATCCTCGAACACCGAGGCCAGCATCGCCCGTACCTTGGGCTGCGTCACCTTGGTACGGGCGAACCAATCGAGCATCGCAAGGTAGCGGGGCTCGTCGTTCGCCAGCCACAAAGTAACATTCCAAGTCGCACGATTATGCCATCCGTTCATACTTCACCTCCACAGGTATCACAGGTGTATCCGTACGGGTCCGTCGTGAAGATCGGAATAACCCGTTCCTTGTTCGTGTTCGTCATGTCCTGCGGCAGCCGGTGTTCATCCGGTACCGCAGGCGTACGCCAGTCCCGAGTCAGTTCACCCGAGTCGAACGCCGCCACGGTACAACCCGGGCAGCACACCGCCGAATTGAATGAGTAGCCCCTGATTCTCACTGGTCACCTCCGTATACCCGTTCGTATGTCCGCTGGGCAGCCTGCCGCGTACCTTCCGAGAACGCCTCGGGGAATGACAGCACGACGGCGCACCATGAGCAGTCCTCTTCGAAGTACTGGTCACCGGTGAATGACAACTCCCGGTACTTCTGTGGCATGGCAGCGTACCTATCCTGCGATACCTGGAATCCGCCGTGACCCGGCGCGTCGATCCACACGATACCTTCGGCAACCGCCTTGACCGAAGCCTTACCTTCCCACGGGCATACCCTGTCGGGCATGTACCTGCAATCCACCTTGCGCATTGAATCCTACCTTTCCGTTAGTCGTTGACCCATTCCATGAGGGACGCGAAGAGACCCGCGAGACCGATGATCCCGCCGATGAGCCCGGCGAACATGATGAACTCCAGCATACCTACCTACCTTTCCGCCCCTGGTCGGGGCATGGTTGAAATGAAATCCCCGTAGCACCTTTCGATGCTACGGGGATCGTTACGGACCTACCTAGTGTCCGTTGTGTCTATGTTGTATCTCGATTCTATAGGTACCTGGCACCCTTGCTATCGGGTCCGATGGTACCTACCTACCGCATTGCACGACCGGCAGAGATTGACCGGCTCCCGATTCGGCGGATACCTGGGTATCGACCTACCACGATACCGAAAGCGTATCGTACGGGGTCATTCGTGCTGGGTACTTGCGTACCCGAGCGGGTTACTTTATCGGCAAGCGTCCGTCACGCCATGATTCTGCCCTGTTACCCCATGGGACACTACCTACCGCGTACCTAGGGGACCATTCCTACCTTCGGGGATTCGTCCGTTGCGGGGGCGTAGTACGCTTGCCCGACGGTCGATTCCCGTACGGATCCATTCCGATGCCGGATACCTAGTGTCCGTGCAGTCTTTCTGGTGCTGCGGGGGACCATTGAGATCGATGCGGGGTAGCGGGGAATGCCGCACTATGCGCCCAAACCGGGCGCCCCTACCTTGCGGATTCGGCATGCGGGGCGGGTACGCCTAGCATGCTTCGGCCGTTCGGTCCGATCCGTGTCCCGTGCGAATCGGACCCGCGGCGGGAATCCCGGACCCCGTAGGGTTTCCGGTTCCTCGCGGACCCGATCCGGCCCCTTGCGGGGACGGGCGATAGTGCGAAACCGCCCCGACCCCGTTAGGGGGCGGAGCGGGTAGGGGGCGATCAGACGGCCGAAGTAAAGCGCTCGACTCGGCGGGGATTCTCCCCGACGAGCATGGCGCAGGCCACGCGAGCGGGGACGACGATCCCGGCTTCGGTGCGGACGGAACGGCCGAAAGCCGGCACTGGGAATCCGCAGTCTGCAGCGGTTAGGGCCCGCCGAATCGTGATACGGGAATTCCGCAGCATGGCGGCGGCATCGGCCGCAGTGGCGCAGTACTCGCGGCGCGTCCGTCCGTCCATGGACAGGTACAGGACGGAATTGAGCACGGCATCGGCATCGGTAGTGACAAGTTGCAGAGCGGGGGGAACGGCCGTAGCGGCGGGGGCCGTAGCGGCGGGGGCGGCTTCGGCGGGAGCGGGAGCGGAGCGAGGCATGGTTAACCCTTTCAAGGTTCCCGGCGATCCGGCCGGGGGCGGTTCGGACGGAGTGTCCGATGGGGGTACTGTAGTCTCATCGGCCAGTCTGTCAACTCCACTACACAGACTTCCCGACGGAATCCCGAAAAAAAAAAAAAATCGACCCCCCGCCAGGCACACACGCCCGATAATCCGGAATCACGGATCCGGATATCCGGGATCGGCCGGACGGCGGGAACCCGGAATCGCGGATCCGGATATCCGGGATCGGCCGCAGCGGGTTGGGTTGAACGCCCGCACGCACGCACGCCCAGGGGCACGGGGGGGGCGCCCGCGTACGTTATCAATGGAACCCCCTCCGCTAATTTCCGACCCCCAAGTCGATTTCCCGCTACAGCCCGCCAAACCGCCTAGGACGGCTTCCGGGCTGTTGTGGCGGCCTCGGTACTCCCCAGCCCGAGGAACGCCCCAGAAGCCCGCCACGGGCCCGTGGGACGATCCCAGCCGTCACCGGGAAGATCAACCGACCGGACTTCTGCTTGCCGGACGCTTCGCGATCCCATTCCTTGACCATCTTCTCCAGTTCAACCTGGTCCTGCTTCTTCTTCCGGGACTGGGGATCGACCTGCAGCTGATCCCTGAACAGGCCTACCGCCCCCGACAGTGCCTCGATCCGGTCATCGTGGGCCAGCGAGCCACGTTCCCGCGTCAGCCGGGTCAGCTGGTGCATCAGGGTGGTATCGTTGGCCACCTTGGGGTCGATGACCAGCCGATGGTTGGCGACCACGGGTTCCAGGATCTCCAGGATGCGTCGTTCCTTCTGGCCGGTTGACCGGACTTCCTCGACGGCTACGCCCAACGTGCAGGTCAGGGCGACCACCGGCTGCAGCAGCTTGGTGAACATGCCGTCGCCGAAGTTCGACTCGCAGACGATGCGTCTTACGCCGTGCTTCGCGGCCACCTCGGCCAACCGCTTCAGTACATCGGGTTCATGCCCGCCGACCAGGCCACCGGTCTCGGGGATGAAGATCGTCCCGTTGAGCAGTCGAGCTACGGCATAGCCGGTCTCGTCCGTACCCCGTCCCGAGGGATCGACGTACATGACGGTATCCTCGAAGTCCGCCCACTCCTTGTCGAGCCAAGCCGGGCCGTAGAACCGGTCCCTTCCGAGGCCGGGGGATTCGATCTGCAGCGGTGCCTGGGTACCCCACATGACCTGCCGTGGCCCCATGTGGCCAATGCAGTCGGTCACGACAAGATCCGATAACTTCAGGGGATACCGATCTTGGTCGGCCAGCGTCGTATCAAGGAGCATCTGCAGTGCAAACATGGATGGACCCATGATCGCCTCACGCTCGCCCAGGATCTCCTCGGGGTAGTACTCGGGGTACGTCGGAAGATTGACTGATCCTGCCGACATCAGGTCATGGACATACGGGGCCAGGTAGCGATGGGCCAGTTCGTTGTCGGGACTGGGGACACGGGCGGGCCACCGTCGGCACTCATAGTGCTTGGCCAGCTTGTTGTACACCGACTCCTCGGTCTGGGGAGTCCCGAGATACACGATCTCCCCACCGGGGTTCAGGACGTTCTCAAGCTCCATCAGCTTGTTGTACAGGGTATCACGTGCCTCGATGGTCCCGGAGTTCTCGATGATCTCGACGTCATCACAGATGATCAGGTCCACGTGGGCACCCGTGACCATGGCCTTGATGCCGTAAGCAGCCACGCTGGGATCTTTGCTCGTCACCGTACGGCAGCCGACGTCGAACCGGTCGGCCCCGTCCCGGTCCCACATGCCGGGTTTGAGATGCTTCAAGCACTCCATTTCCTCGACCAGTCTTCGGGTCAACCGGATGAACTCACGGGCCCGGTT